AAATTATTCCACTACATCTTCATTAATGATCTTAAGAAAAATATAAAACAATATAAACGAATCTATATCACCTTAAGTTTTTCCAGTTTACTATATCACTTAAAAATAAAGTGCTGGATATAGGTTTTCAACATTTCACTAATTTTATTCAATTGTAATTATTTATCTTCAATGAAGTATTGTAAGATTAAGCTGACAAAATGACTTGTGTGACTCCGACTTTTACACATAGTATCACATCCAATAAGTTACAATTGTCAAATTATCTGCGTAATTAACATTTGAAATTGCCTATAAATATCTTTGTTTAAAGTCTAAGACTAAAGACTATTCCATTGTTATTTCATTGTAAAGATAACAATCCACCATAATCGAATTCTGGATCATGATAAATTTTTTGTAAATATTTCTCAGTTAATGGAACAAAACTGGAAAATTTCTTTTGTTCTAATTCGTTCAATACATTATCCATCAATAAATCGTAATCATTATGTAGAAAAGCTTCTCTTTGAAAATTTTGCAACTTTATCAGTGTTAACTCCAAGTTACGGAAGTCATCTGAAACAAAATTTAATGTTGATAACATTGATCTTTTTTCTAAAGGAGCCACTATAGTCTTCAACTTGTGATTAAACAAAAAGCCTCTTTTAAGAAAACTACAATCATAAATTGATCTATATTTATACGTCCATTCTCCTTTGTCTGCTGGTGTAAAACCAACACCAATTTCATTCATAACCCCTTCAATAGTAATACCATTAAACCAATCCTTAACTTTGTCACTTAATCCCACTAATTTATCATCACCATAAACATTATCAACTACATTGCTCAAATAGAGGTCAATTCCTGGATTAATCATCTTAAATTCATTCTTATTATATTCTTTATTATATAATTTATGAAAACTATACGCTAAATACATTTTGTTAATCAAGGAATTAACAAAAGTTGTCACACCACAACCTGATGGCATTCCATGTGTTGTAACAACACACTTCTTCTCAATCACTGTTGGCGTAAATATTAACATACACAATAAAAAATTACAAATTAGTTTGTCATCCTCGGATAAATCTAAAAATTCAATTAAAATTTCATGTGCTTTTTGTTGAAATTGTGGTAGCATCTTAGCATCCCATGAAGCATAATCACCGTCTATAACATTATCACCAAATTTAACTGTAACTTCAAGTAAATTTTTCCATTGTTCTGACAATGGGTTAATACCACACATGAATCCATTCAAAAATTTGTACTTAGATACTTTGGACATCAGTGGTCCTAAATATTTTCTCAACAAAAGTGTGTGGATTATTGGTCCCATACAAAATACTCGCGGTAAAGCAATTTTATTCAAATTACGCAACTCATCTTTTTGTATCATAGAAAACATCATTTTTGTTGTAAATTCCTTCTTAAGAATTTGTTTCTTAACTTCTTCCATTTCACTTAAGCAAAATTCAGTTAATTTCTTATTTTCAAAATCAATGAAATCATGTTTAGTCAATCCTTTATATCCATAGCCGACACTTGTATCTTTATCAATTTCACCAATATTCTCATCTCCAGTTACTATCTCAAAGTCATTCCATGGTTTATGTTTATTTTTAGAATTACCCACACTTAACAAAGTTCGTGCTACTTCACCAGCAAAATCCAAACTTGTTGGATTAACTTCAGAAACTTCCAAAAAATTTTTCCGTGCTAAGGGTAGAGTTAATCTCGAATTAAGTCGTGCTGGTTCTCTTTCTACAGGTGTAATACCATACACCAAAGATGGTACATATTTTGTTTTATCAGAAACATGTTGATAAACTTTCTTATCAATTTCAACGATAGAACCTGAAATTTTTTGTTGCTTGGCACGATCAATCATAAAATCTACATTTTCTTCAAAACATTTTTGTATGATAGAGACCGTTCTCTCTTTAAATATCCTACTAATACCATGTGCACCACTATCATCATAATTTACAGCAACATGCATTCCCAATAAAAATCCATCTTTTGTAACTAACATAGAACCACACAAACCATCTCCTTCTAAATCATATGTCAGAGCTTCATCTTTAGATAATTTATGTATAAACCCCGAATAACTTTTGTAATGCATGTTAATAGATAATTTTTCAATTTGTCCAACATCAGCTACACCACTTGGTGTGATTAAATATATTTTGTTATTAGTAGTATTTTTACTAAAATTAATATTTTTCATAAAGCGAGGGGCAAAAACTGGTAATTTCAAAATAATAATATCTTCTTCTTGATCAAAATAATAGACACTACAAGTTATTTTATCATAAATAATTGTGTCTTTATTCTCCCATAAAGTTACACTAATTTTTTGTTCTTTACTAATACTATTTAATTTTGACAAAAAGTTATGCAATGTAGTCACCATATATGCACCAGCACAAACAACTGTGCTACTAAACTTTCTTAAACATCCATCTGTTAACAAACAAAATTCAGCTGCTCTAGTTTGATTTTCTATACGAGTTAAACATGTATTTTCTGTTGCTTGTTTATTTATTGGTAATGATAAAATATTTTCTACACTTTGTGGTAATGTCGCATAAGTTTTAACAACTCTGCCTGACTTATAATGTTTTATCACAGACTTTCTAATTTTATCGTTCTTTTTATTATTAACAAATTTTTTAATGTGAGTATACAAAGTTTTCATCATCAATACGATTCCTGCACTTAAACCAGCAACTGCAATTCCTATCCCAATATTCAAATATTTACCACATAATTGATGGACATTATCATAATACTTTTTATAATTATCAACCCATTCAACAAAGTAAGATTTCATTCGATTAAACATTGTTCCTGGTATAGTCTCATTAGAATCAACTTCAAAACATTTAGGTGAAAATTCATACAGTTCTTCATAACATCTTGGCTCAACA